ACAATACTAATATTATAGACACATATGTGTGCTATGCACTCTTTATATATGGGGGGATCCCTTCGCCGCAGTGCAGCATTTGCGCCGCAATGCGGCGCAGTAACCCTGAGACTTGCTGCATTGCAGCAATCCCTGGGATGCAATTAATTTAAAATAATGTTGGATAATTGTAGATTATTTGTTGCTTGCCTGTTGACATTCTCGAAAAAGTAATTAACTTGTTACTTGTAACAAGTTGTTACAGTTTAACTAGAAAGGAAACAAAATGGATAAACAAGAAACACTTAAGAAGATCGAAGATCTTAGAGCCAAGAAAAGCAAGCTAGAAAAGCAAGCTAGAAAAATTGGTGAAACACTAGCCAAGCTAGAAACAGAAGCAGTAGAAAAAGGCTATGGCATGTGGGTGTTTTCTAGAACAAGAAAGATTGTTCCAGACTTATCATGGTGGAAAGACAATTATCCTAGAAGTTGGGAAAAGTATATTGAGATAAGATCTTACAACAAGTTCGAACCATCAACTAAATAATCAACTGGGGAGCCACGGCTCCCCAACCATTACGAAAGGAAATACAATGGAAAACATAGATCTACTAGAAGGAAAGACCAAAGGTCAAAAGCTAATACAAAAGTTGCAATGGGTCTTTATGTTGATGAAAGCTAGGCGAGACGATACAGCTGCTGCTATACTAAAGCAAGTATTCGACGAACTAGAAGAAATTAAATAAAACACTTGTAGCCCGACAACAATCGGGCTACAATCAAACTGTTCAATTAGAAAGGAAATACAATGGCAGATATACACTGTAAGTTTTGCGGCGAACCTTGGGATCACGATGAGCTGCACGATATGCCTACTCCCAAAAGTTTAGCTAAAAACGGAGAGCCGTTACCATATAACGAAGCAAAAGTTTTATTTAAAAAATTAGGTTGTGGCGCTTTTCAAACAAACCTCGGAGAGAGAGAGCCGACTATTTGTAAAGCCTCGATGGTCGATGCCGAAATGTCCGCTTGGGCTGTTGCATCGCAAATACTATCAGATGATCCAGATGATTGGATATACTAAGCATATCAGAGATGAGCCAGTTTCCTGGCTCATCCGTGATGCGCTTGGCATCGATTAACCAGAAAGGAAGTACAATGGGTCAATACCATATATTAGTAAATATAGATAAAAAAGAATATGTCCGTCCGTGGGATATCGGAGGCATGGGAAAACACTGGGAACAAGTAGGTTACGAGAAAAGCATGGCAGATACCTTGTATGTTCTAAGCATTGCACAAGGCAACGAGAAAAGAGGTGGCGGCGATATCTGCGGTCATGAACTTGTCGGACGTTGGGCAGGTGACCGCTGCGCTATAGTAGGGGATTACTTTGAGAGCGACGACGACGATCCTAGATTTAGGAATCTATACCATGTCGTAGATAGTAATCCAAAGTGGCGCAACATTTCCACAAAGGTTAATAAAATGTGGAAGGCAGTAAGCTAATGTTCCACGCTATCCAAACTTTGATTAGTTGGATCCAGGGCAGACCCACGTCTGCCCTTGAGGATCTACTCGCCGGTATTGCGCTGTTCGTTATACTATTCGCCGGAATCTTTTTACTATACGGAGCTGCGGTACTATGAAAATAAAACCTAGGGTATATAGAACAGGGGAATACAGAAACGGGCACCCCGTGATCGAAGGCACTTGGGACTATGACGATGAGTTTAAACGTGCATTGGAATACGGTAAAAAACTTGTCCGAGAACTAAACTTAAACCAATGGGATGATCAGATTCGTTCTAGTTGGGTTAGAATGTCTCTCCCGTGGGAAAAGAAAGAGGATGATTTCATCCTCTCATTCATGAATAAATTCGAGGGCACAGGCAAACGCGGAGATATTATCCATTGTCTAGCCTGGATTATTGATCGAACAACTACCTCGATAAGCACCCGGCTAAATATTCTGAAGAAAGACAAGTGTCCATGCTGTGGTAAATAACTAATCCCTTGCCCAGGGTTACAGGGCATTTCCTTTCGATAGCCCTGGGACCGCAAGGTCGCAGGGCTTTTGAATATAAAAACACAGGGCCGCAGGGCCGCAGGGCCTGCCGGATCCGGCTCGAACCTGCACAAAAATCTTTCAAAGAATTGTTATTTAGTTGTTGCTTAGTTGTTGGATATCTATATAATAAAAGTGTTCTTAATTAATACGAAAGGATCTAGAACAATGAAATTTAATTTCACAAATAAAAATTCTCTTATGTTTAGTGTGGATATGTCACTCGGTGATATTGAAACCGATATTGATTTACTTAAATCAATCGCTTCGGATGAAAAGCACCCGCTATATTTTAGCGCGATGCAACAACTAAAAAAATATGAAAACTTACTCGCCGACGCTGAAAGATCAGCGCGAAACCAATTTGCAAGTTAACCAAGGGGGCGGGGGGCTTTGCCCCCCGATTTTTTTTATGAAATCAGCTATCATTTACAACGGGCAAAGCTTATTGGATGGTAAACCAATTGTAGTTATTGCGACGTATTCTAATCGCAATACAAAGACAGGGCACGTAGTGCAAACTTACATATTGCGCTCGGATATAAACCCATTGGAAGCTTCAAAAACTGGTGAAGATTATTCCATATGCGGCGAGTGTCCAATGCGCGGCGAAATAACAACGGATCCGAGCCGCAAACAAGCCAAGGGTCGCAAGTGTTACGTTAACTTAGGCCAAGGCGTTTTAATTGTATGGAAGGCATACAAGCGCGGCGTTTATCAAACGGGCGACGCGGCAACAATGGGTCGCGGTCGTTTCGTTCGCATTGGAACCTATGGGGATCCTGCCGCCGTTCCGTCGCATGTTTGGGATCAATTGCTTTCCGAGTGTGAGACGTGGACAGCGTACACCCATCAAAAACCATGGCGACCAGATATTGCAATGCAATCCGCCGATAGTCACACCGAAGCAGTTATGCATTGGAAAGCAGGGCGTCGCACGTTCCGAGTTGTCGCGGATCTAGGGCAGATCGACAAGGCAAACGAAGCCTTGTGTCCTGCATCCAAGGAAGCAGGACGACGGGTACAATGTACAGCCTGCAAACTATGCAAGGGATCGAGCCTAGGCAAAGGACCAGACCTTGCAAAATCAATAGCAATAGTTGAACACTAAAAACCGGGCAGCTGCGGCTGCCCTTTTTACTTGCCCCACGGGCCTGGCCCACATATAATAAATATACTAGGCCGCAGAGTCGCAGGGTCGCAGGGTCGCAGAGATCCGGGCTTCCAACCGGGGTCGCAGGGCGCAGAACAAAGACGCAGGATCCTTGAACCGAGAACCTTGAGCCGCAGAGACTCCGCCCTTGATCAAATCAGCCCCCTGATCACCGTCAAATAAAATTAGATCGCGATCCTTGAGGCACTTTACCAAGATAAAATTTGACCCACCTCGTACCCAATACGCTGTATTCCAAGCGACTTGATGAGCAGAGATGTTCACTGCATTAAACTTTGTTACCTTCAACTCACACCAGAACGGCAAGCCATCCCAGATGAAATGCACATCAGGAACACCGCCCCCATGTACGTTTTCAATCCGCGTTGCGAAGCACTTCTTCGGTAGATTCTGTCTTATTGTGTTCCAGAAGTTCGCCTCTTGACCCTTGCTCATTCGGTGTCACATCCTTGTACTCTGCTTCAATTTGAAATGCTTGCGGATATTGTTTTTGTAGTGCCGCAAGTCTTGCTGTAATCTCATCCCTTGATAGCTGATCAATGGTATTGATTGTCTCTCGTCTATCGATAGTCAGGCCACCCAAAGCTGATCGTATTTTCTCCGCATTAATAGCAGCAGAAAACTGCCCTGCTTCTTCAGCACCAACAGATAAAGTATACAGTCTTTCAAGTTGACCGATGGTTGTCACACCATACCGTCTCTCTCGTTCTTGTCTGAGTTCTTCGATGTATTCCACAACATGAGGATAGTCTCTACCATTCAGAAGTTTTGATGCAGAAACATTTGCTACCTCAACAGAGTAACCTGCAAGTCTGGCACACTCCGCATTGGAATAGATACCTTCGACAATCTTTTGAGCGAATGTCATTTGTCTGTTAGTCAACTGCCGATCATGTTCGGCCTCAATCTTTTTCTTTATAGACCCCATTTCCAGATCCTGTGTTTTCAACAACCATACTGCAACTAATCAAGGGCATCAAATACATTTCTGAAAATCTACCGTAAACAAAACAGCCTTTTTGTAAACAACCGTAAACACCTCGAACTATATAAATAAGGTCTCGTTTACGCTGTTTACAATTTTTACGCTATTTTCGATTTCAAAAAAAAAAAAAAATAAAATCTCTGGCAATGCGTATATAGCGTAAACAACGTATACAAAATTATTTTCTTGACAGTAGTTTTTCCTACATATAATCTGTAACTATTCAACAACTACGAAAGGAACTAAACAATGAACTTAGAAATGAAATCAATCAAGCACTTTGCATCTGGCAGTGAAGAAACATATTGCTACACCGCAGTCGTATATCTGGACGGCAAACCATTTGCTCATGTGAGCAACAATGGTCACGGTGGATCTGACAGTGTACACCATCACGAGAAGTCACCATTGACCAAGGTCAAAGGTGCGTGGAGCAAGAAATTCAAAGAGATAGATGAGTACTTTGCATCACTACCTAAGAGTGATGTTGGCAAGTATGACTGGTGTCCCGAAGGTTTTGATCAGAAGTTTGAATACTGGTGCCATGAACAAGTAACTAATTTCTTGGATAAGAAAGAATTGAAAAGACGTTTGAACAGATGTGTCGTTGCTCAGATCAAAGAGGATGGGGAACTCAGGGTTTGTGAGTGGAACAAACCGAAGGGTAAACCTGACTGGCTTTTGAAAGAGATGATCAAGAAAGAATATTCAGACGCTACCATTCTGAATGATCTATCCGAGACAGATGCCTTAGACATTTGGAGAACAGTGTAATGGACATCGTCGAAAGTCTAAAAATTATTCACAAAACATTGGACGACCATCAAGGCAATGGTCGTCAATGGAACGAACTCAACAGAGCAATAGATCGGGTTGCCGCAGAACTTGGATACGAGTTCAGAGCGGATGATAAAATAGTTTGTGTCAAACCTGATAGCTTAACTGGGAGGATAGTGTAATGCCATACGACATTACTGAAGAACTTGAGACCGTTTGGGATGCGTTACACGCATTTCGTGAGGATCTAATCCCAGAGGGAGAAGAGATGTACGATGAGCAGTGGGATAATATCTGCACTTCGATGTCTCGGATTACTGAGAGTTTAGGTTACGAAATCAATCAGGATGGGGACTACGTGATTGTCCCAGAGGAGGAACAAAATGCCTAACTGGTGTATGCAAGAAGTTTATCTTCACGGTGAGACGAGCATGGTTCAAAAGTTGTACGATGCTTTAGTTGGTGACGAACCGAAGTTTTGTTCGGTTGTCATTCCAGAACCAGACAACATGTTCCGTGGTTTATTGGGCGACGAAGAGCGCAAGATGTGCGAGAGGGAAGGTCGTCCGAATTGGTACGATTGGTGCAACGAAAACTGGAACACGAAGTGGGATGTCGGGGCTGTTGAGATTGTCGATCCAATCCAACACGACGATCACTATCCGATACCGACATCTTTTTTCAAGTTCGCTTGTTGGACGGCATGGGATGCACCTATTCCTGTGTGGGAGAAGTTGCATGAGATGGGCATCGAAGTCCAAGCGGAGTACGAGGTCGAAGGTTGTGATGTCGTTGGTGAATTCACGTTGGGTGAGCACCATTGTCGGAAGCTCACGGATAAAGAGATCAAGGAACGAGAAGCAAGATGGGAGGAAGAGAATACTTTCGTCAGATATGAGGAGGTTATTGGAGATGCATAAGGTCGATCCGATGGAGATTATGTTGAGCGATATCTTTAA